GGCATGGTCGTGTCCTGCTGTGATGGGTGAGAGGTCCGGTCAGCCTCTGCCGCTGACGCGGAAGCACCGTCGGATGGGGTGACGGTGCCCTGCGGCTCCTCCGCAGCGGCGGCAGAGGCTGCTGCGGCGTCGACGCCTTCTATTACGGGTTCGGAGAACAAGGCCGAGGCCTGCGGAGCAGTGTCCTGGACGGAGGCTCGCCGCGCGTCTTCCTCGATCGAGGACAACTGCCACTGCGGGATGAGCTGGTCGGCCCGCTCGGCGCCTTCGCGCTCGACGAAGAAATCGCGCAGGCGGCGCAGGATGTCGGTCAGCCCGGTGACCGCGTAGGGGGCTTCCGCGAACTCGATGGCCAGGGCGCCGTCATCCTCGGCGAAGTTAAAGGGAGCATCAGGAATGCCTTTGATGGCCGGCGGCACGGCACCGAGGAAGCCCGATATGGCGCAAGTAGTGCTTGCCCGGAACCGGGTTGCCTGGTGAGTCCGGCAGGTACACCGAAGCGCTGCGCTTCTTGTACATCTTGCGGTTCGCGGCTTCTGCGAACTCGGGGACCACCTGGTGCGGCTCGGCATAGAGCATGCCCTCGCGCACCTCCAGGCCCTTGGCCCAGCCGTAGGCCGGTGCATTGAGCTTGGGATGACCGATGACGAGAGGGGCCTCGCTGAGCGCCGGATCGTAGGTCGCGGCGATCTCCTGCAGGATGGCCTCGGTGAATTCCACCGGGCGGCCGTCGAGGGCGACGTGCCGGCCGGCGGGGAGGATAGGCAGAGTGGCGGTTGGCTTTTTCATGCCGCCCAGAGTGAGGCGGCAGAACCGGACGATCTTTGTCGCAACCGAAAATTGGGACAAAGGCCGCGTTGGGGAGGCTTTTCTACGAAACCACGCCAACGGGCACCGTGGCAACCCCAGTAGGGCGATTTATAAAGCGTCAGCAAGGCCCGTAGAGGGGCGTAGGCCGACGAAGATAGACCTACGCCTTCGTTTGAGTCGCCAAGGGCCTAGAAACGCTAATTCTGCAAAGTTGAGTTTATGAGGCTCATGACTCGCTGTAGCAGTTTGGCATCGTCAGTATCCGACGTGCCCAGCCAGGGCCTGGCCGGCATGGTGATCGTGTAGGGGCCGATGCGTACGTCCTGGGCGAAGTTGCTGCGGCGTTTCGGGACGAACTGTCGACCGACCTCGCCAGTACGCTCATTCATCCTGAAGTAAACCGTGCTCTGCTGCTCGCGCCGCTGGATCGTGCCGCCGAACTGGTGGATAGCGCCATAAGGAAGGTTTGTACCGAACAGCAAGGTATCGCCTTCAACCTGCCCCGCCAGTTTGCGCAAGTCGCCGCTGGCGGTGAGGATCTTGTCCCTGTTTCTTCGCTTGCGAGCCTGGTAGCGAGGCGATAGTGCTGCCCAGGGGGTGCCATCCGGAGCCCTCTGAGCCACGAAGCGCGCCTGGTGGATATCCAGTAGTGGCTCGATCAGATCTTCGAGGATCTTGGTGGGACTGCGCAGAGTCGCAGCCGCCGCGCTCAGTGCCTGTGTCACCTGCTGGCTGTCGAACTCCAGCTCGATACGTGCACCGCTCATAATCCACCCTCCACCAGAACCAATCGTCCATTGGCCAACTGCTGCCCGAGCTGCTCGACGCCGACCACGCTGCCGGACTGGACGGCATTGCTGCGCGAGCTGCCCTGCAGGAGATAGTTGACGATCAATGAGAGCCAGCCTCCGCGTCGGCCAGAGTCGAACACGTAGACCAGAGCATTGGATGATGCGTCCAGGAAAACAGCCTGCGGCTGGGCGAGCGCCTGCGGCAGTTGCCGCAGGTCGGCCTGCGTCAGTCCAGCGAGCGCGTCGTCTACCTCTGGCTCGGCCGGCGCGGCCTTGACCAGTGGCACCAATTGCTCGTCGCGCATGCTGATCAACGCGGTCTGTGGCGTGACGCCCGCCCGCTGCATGCCAGCGACCGTCTCGGGGCTCAGCGTGCCCACGTTGCGAGCGCTGCCACGCACCACCGGCTCTGCCACGACCTCATCCAGCCAGCGTGTCCAGGAGCGCTGCAGCGCCTCCTCGACAGGCTGCTCGTCCAGCAGTTGCCTGTTCATGCGTGCCGCCGGTTCGGCCGGCAGCGGCGCGGTCTTCTCCAGGGTCAGTTGCACCTGGTTCTCGAAGGCGGCTCGACCGGGTGCGTAGTTCCAGCCCGGATCGATGCCCTCCGGCACCTGGACCACCTCGCCGTGGAAAACGATGTTGCGCATGCGGCCAGGCGGTGGTTCGTCTGGTCCCGACTTCCCCATCGCCTGCAGCTCATCCAGGCTGTAGGCCGTGACGTAGCACTCGCAGCCGAATCCACTGGGCGGATAGTGCGTCTGCCACCAGGGGTTGTCGGCGTGGATCACCAGGCCGTCCCAGGCCAGGTGCAGTTCACGCGGATGCTCGACGGCATCGCTGTGGTGATAACCCCAGTACGGTCGGGTCGCCTTCACTGCCTGCAACTGGGCGTAGCGGCCGGCTGCGTAGCTGGTACGCAGGTTGGTGCGGTAGATCACCTGGGCACGCCAGGCGCGACCGCCAGCCGGCTCCCAGCCGTAGTTGTCCAGGACGGCGTAGTAGTCCTTCTGGAACTCCTCCAGGGTTAAGCCATCGCGGATCGCCTGGCGCACCACGGCATAGAGATCTGCGACCAGGTCCGCACGATGGGCGCCTGCGCTCACAAACGACTGATCGTGGGCGGCGCCGCGCACCGTGGCGTAGTTGACCGATGAGTTCTTCGCCTCAAAGAAAGCGATCTGCTCGCGAAACGAGAGGCTGCCGTACGTCGCCGGGGTAGCCATCAGGCACTACCTCGCGCGGCCAGATCGTCCTGGACGTCAGTACGCCCAGCAAGGTTCGCTGCCTGCAGGCCGACCGCCATGGCGGCCGCGTATTGGTCCAGGCTCAGCTCGGGAGCAAGTTGCAGCAGTTGCTCCTGCAGCTCGTCGAGGCTGGTGGCATTGTCGACCAGAGCGCGGAGTTGCTCGCTCCAGTCCTTTACCGCCGGCTGCATGACCTTGGCCAACTGGTCCGTCATCGCCGCGGCCGGGTCGCTTCCCCCGGCACGTTCGGCAAACTCGGCGGCAGGTGAGGGGCCAGTTGGCTGACCTTGCTCCTGTTTCTGATCCTGCTCCTGGACCTCAATTCCATAGGTCTCCTGGACGTAACCCAAGGTGGGCTTGAAGCCGGAGAACCGCACTACCTTCTCGTCTCGGCTGGCCTTGGCGTCCATGTCCTCGGGTTCTTCGACGACCCGGTAAACGCATGGCGGCTCAGCGCCGGGGAAGTTCCACTCGGTCAGCCAACGCGCGGGGCCCTGGTTGAAGCTCTCACAGATCAGGTCGGCGTCGGCTTTCACCAGGTCGAGGCGCACGTCGGCCTGCAGATCGTCGTTGCCCAGGCGGCCGGGAGTGCCCTGGCTCGACGCCACCTGGCCCAGCGTCACCTTGGCGATGGTCTCATCCATGGTGTCGTGCAGGATCTTGTAGTCGGCCGTGCCAGAGCGCGAGGCCTCCAGCAGTTCCACCAACATGTCCTCCGGCATGATGACACCGGTATCGGTCTGAATCGCCTGGGTGGCGGCCAGCAGCTTGGCCTTCTCCTCTGGCGTGGCGTTCTTCCCGAATTTGCCGACGGCCGTGGGCATACCGAACTTGTCCAGGAACGTGAGCCAGAACTTCAGTCCGTTGCGCTTGAAATACACCGGCCAGTACAGCCAATGGGCCAGTCCGAGGCCATAGGGCTCGTCGTCGTTGTCGGCGCCGGTCGAGAAGTGCCAGAAGTACGGCGAAGGGCACGGCTCACCCTCAAACATGTTGTTCGGCGTCAGCAAGCGCAGGCCACCCTGCAGGTCGTAACGGAAGCGGCGGCGGTTGCGCACCTTGACCGCCTGCAGGGTGATGTAGCGGTCGTCGCGGCCGTAGATGAGTTCCGACACGGCGTGGCCGTAGTACACCCCATAGAGCATGCCGTTGGTGATCCGGTCCCAGCCAACGTTCTGCAGCTGCTGCTTCAGGTGCTCAGCTGCGGCCTTGTCGATCCGCCGGTCGCCGCCGGCATCGACCTGCCATTCCTTGCTGACGACGGCCAGCTGCCGCTGGCCCCAGGTCGCCTTGACCTGGGCGTCGCGCAGCACTTCCTCGTAGATGCGCAGGTCGTTGCCGCCCCGGCGCTGCAGGATGTAGTCGCTCGGTTGCTGCAGGCCGGAGAGGAATGGACGGGTAATATCGCGGCCGTCGCCCGTGGTGGCGATCTCCTGGCCGAGCTTGGGCGGGTGCATCAGTAGCCTCCGAGGTCAGTGCGGCCGGCGACGGTGCCCCAGCCGCGGTTGGTGGTGTTACGGGTACCGGCAAGGTCTTGTTGTGCGGAGGCCCGGCGCCCAGCCGACTGGCACTCGATAGGCTGCTTGCGGCCAGCCATGTAGCTTGCTCGCACGGCCATGACCAGGCTCACGGCGCTGTCGCCATGACGTTTTGCCTTACCGCCCGCCGACTCCAGATCAGCCTTGCGGCCTTTGTCGATCACTGGAATGCCGTTCTCGACCTTGATCGAGAGAAGATCGTCCAGCGTGCTTTGGTGCCTGGACAGCTCGATGTTGAAGGCCTCGAACTCCCCTTTGAGCTTGGGCATCCACTCGGCGTACCAGGCAAGGTTGAGGCTGACCTGCTCGACCACCGCTGGGCCATATCGCAGCGCCGCCTGTTCCGCCAGGTATCCGCCGTTGCCGGTGGCATCGAAGGCCATGCCCACGACACGCGGCAGGCGATCGCAGATGAAGAACATGATGTCGCGCTGTGCTTCGTAGGTCAGGTTGCGCAGCTCGACCCGGAACGCCTCCCGCTTGCGCAGGGTCGGCGAGATCTGCAGCGGGGTGAACACGGTCAGGTCGCCGCGGCGTGCGAAGTCTTCGCCGAAGCTGTGGGTGTTCTCCGGGTCCAGCCTGGCCAGCTCTGGCAGAAGGTTTTCTTCGCACCAGGTGCGGATCTCGTCTTCGCGCATCTGTGGCGTCCAGCCTTCGAAACCTTCCGGCGCCTCGTACCGGTAGATACGGATCGAACGGTCCTGGACCATCGCCTGCTCGATGAGCACGCGAGAGAGGTAGGCGCCACCGGACTTCTTCGGGATGCAGCCGTATTCCTCGTCGGCGGACTCGGTATTGGGGGCGTTCCTGTACAGCCCATCGCGCCACGCCTTCTCGGCCTCGGGCGACCACTCCTGGCCGGTGACGAAGCAGATTCGCTTGTACAGCCCTTCGGCGATCGCATCATCCAGGGTGATGCGGTGAACGCTGTAATCCTTGCGGCCCTCGCGGGCATCCTGGATGTACTGGTTGAACGGGTTGTCGACGCCGTTGTGGGTGCTGATCAGGCGGACCTTGTTACCCCACATCGTCAGCGCCAGGGCGGCCTTCAGCAGTTCCTCCAGGGACTCGTGGAACGCCGCCTCGTCGATCACCACGTCGCCCTGCAGGCCGCGCAGGTTGCTCGGCCGGCTGCTCAGGGCCTGGATCTTCCGCCCCGACTTCGGGAAGCGGATCATGTAGGTCAGGATCTCTTCCTTCTTCCCTTCGTCCCAGAAGGTCTGCTCGTAGACGTCAGCCTCGGCCAGCTCGTTGAAGGCGCGGGCGAACAGCGCGCAGGCGGCGATGTACTCCAGCGCCATCTCCTGCTTGCTGCCGACGTAGAAGGTGTTGCAGCCACCTCGGCGCCGCGGCTTGGCGGCATTGATCACGTTGCGCCCGGCTTCGGCCCAGGTCAGACCGGTGCGGCGAGACTTCTCCGCGATCATGATCGGACTCTCGTCCTCGAACCAGCGCTGCTGGTAGCCCAGGAAGACGGCGTCGTTGGAGGGAATCGCCTCGGAGATCTCCTGCGGCACGTCGACGCCATGCAACGCCATCTCCTCGGCCAGGTCGATCTTGCGCGGCGCGCTGGTGGCCTTGAGCTTGGAGCCCAGGTTATCGGACGTTGCGTGCATGGCCATGTCAGGCTTTCCCCAGCAGGATGTCGCGGATACGCTGTTCGAGCTGCTCGCTCATGCCATCGCTGCCACGCATCTCTTCCAGGCGCTGCTCCTGTTCCTGGAGCTGCTTCTCGCGGCCCCGCTGCTCAGCCTCTGCCTGGAACTTCTTCAGCGTGACGCTGGAGCGCGTCAGCGTCGCGATGTTCTTGGCCGCAGACGCAAGCAGTCCGACACGATCGGCCGGGTCCATCTCTTCATCACCAGCCTCCTGCAGGGAGATGATCGACTCGAACAGCTCGGACTGGATCATCGCCGTCAGCGCTTCGCTGCGTGCGTCCAGGTCGTCGCCGGCCTGGGCACGGATCAGCTTGGCCGCCTCGGTGCTGGCACGAATTGCCGCCAGCCGTCGCTCCAGCTTCTGGCCGTAGCGATGCACGGCCGCACGGCTGGGCAGCTCGCCGGCCTCCGCCTGGCTCGGGAACTGCGCCTGCAGGTCCGCGATCAGCTCGTCCAGGGTCATCCGGCCATCGGCCAGGCGCCCCTCGATGTAGGCCCGGACTTGATCCGGTAGCCGGGAGATCGATGATTTCCGCCCCATGGTCGTCACCAGTACTTCTTGGGGCGGGCGATGCCGGGTTCGCAGTCGATGGTGTACTCGGCGACATCGGTGCCGTACCGGGTCAAATCGGCGAACCACTTGCCGGACGGTTCCTTGACCAGGGTCACCAGGTCACGGTCGGCCAAGTAGTCCAGCTCGCGGCGGATCTCCAGTGGTGTCGCGTCGGGATACTCGCTCTGCGCTACGGAAAGGACCGGACCTTCGTAGGCACCCACCGGTCGAGCGTTGTTCAGGGTCAGCAGAATCAGCCAGCGCAGGGATTCCCGGCGAATCTTGGCCATATCAGTTTGCATGGTTTGCTCCTACCAAGCCGCGCAGCTGCGCGTTTTCCAGTTTCGTGGCCAGGCTGTCGAGCTTCATCTCGATCACGCTCTGGCCGCGGATGTAGTCGTCGCGAAGCACGTACTGGAACGGAAGCTCGGCCTTCAGGCTCATCAGCTCTCGCTCAACGCGCTGCCACTGGTTGGTTTCTTCCCGCGCGGCCTGCTCGATGGCGTCCAGCCGGTAGGAGAGTTGTTCATGGTTCGCCAGGCGTGCCTGGTCTTGGCTTGCGAACCTCGCATCCAGGCTCTTCTGGATCTGGTTGAGCAGCAGCTTGCCGCCGCCCGCACAGGCCCCGAGGAAGGTCAGCAGCAGAGTGATCAACTGCCACAGTTCCAGCTCGACCTTCATTCCCTATTCCCCTTGTTCCAGTAGTGCGTTGAGCTGAGCGAGATTGCGAAGAGACCAGGCCCCGTAGTCCTGGGCAAAGGCCAGGATGTCCGCCGGAGTGACGCCGCTTTCCAGTAACTCGGCGTCAGAACCGGCGGCGGGCCAGGTCGCTGCTTGAGTGCCGGCGGAAGCGGCGCGCGCTCCTGTGGCGGGCAAACCGGCACCGAGGGCGGTGTTGAAGTCGCGCACCCAGCCGCGAGTGAAGACACAGCGAGGGATAGCAATAGGCGCAGCACCAGGTGCCGCTCGGTAGGCGGTCGATACATG